ATCGGCAACGACCAGGACGGGGTGGATCACGGATATTTGATCCACCTGATCTACAACGCCATGGTTGGTCCCTCCACAAGGAACCATGCGTCGATGAGCACTGACGTGAACCCGACTCCATATTCGTGGCCGGTCAAGGCTAAGCCTGTGTCAGTTCCGGGCTACAAGCCGACCGCGCATCTCATCATCGACTCGCTGACGACGCCGCCAGACATCCTGGCCGACTTGGAAGATGTCCTATATGGCACAGACTTGGTTCCGGCCAGTCTTCCGACGCCTGAGGAAGTATTCGAGCTGGGCTTTGGCATCATCGTCACTGACAACGGCGATGGCACGTTCACTGTCACTGGACCAGATTCCATGGTCTTCCTGGTCGATCCCGATACATATTCCATCACCAGCCCTTCGATGACGTTCCCCGACGCCGACTCGTTCACCGTCAGCTCTGTTTAGGAAGGAGGATCCGTGGGTACTGTTACCGGCTACACAGCCGCGAAGATGCAAGAGATCGTCGATGGGACGGTCGAATCCGGCTACATCAACGGCTCTGGACATCTTATTCTCGTCCTTCACGACGCGACCGAGATCGACGCAGGCTCGGCTCTTCCCGCCCTACCCACCGCAAGCGCTACTGTCGCCGGAATTGTGGAGTTGGCTACTGATGCGGAGACCATCACTGGTACTGACGCAACTCGGGCCGTCACGCCAGCAAGTCTGGCGGCTGCTAGCACTACTCTTGTCCCCGCGGCAAGCGACACCGTGGCTGGACGAGTCGAGCTGGCCACTAGCGCCGAGACAATCACAGGCACCGACATCGTTCGAGCTGTCACGCCAGCAGGGTTCGCCGCCGGTTTTGACTCCCGTTTCGGGACAAAAGGCCTCGACGCGTTGACCGATGTAGTCATCACGTCGGCCGCCATCGGTCATATTCTTCAGCACAACGGCAGCAACTGGGTGAACCAGTCAACCATCGCTCAGGTAGTGGCGGCGACTTCGATTGATGCGCTGACCATCAAGGTCACCGGCGAAACAATTCCCCGAGTAGTCGTGAACGGGGATGGTAAGATCGAATGGAGCGACGGTACCACCTCGGATACGAACCTCTATCGAGTTTCAGCTAACAAGCTCAAGACTGACGACACGTTTGTGTCAGCCCAGATTGACGGAGTCCGGATCGACACGAACCCGGCAGCCACTGGCGACAACATGTTCGTTTCTACCGTCGCCGCCGAAGGAAATGCCCGTTTCATCATTACGGGCGAAGGAGGTTTAAACTGGGGCCCTGGTAGTGCAGGGTCTGACACTGAGCTGAAGCGTTACGACGTAGCTTCGTTGCGTCTGGTTGGCGGTACGTTCCGGTCGGACATGTTCTTCGCACAGGTGGCCACGGCTGGGACAGACTTCGTTTACGCGAACGTCACAGGCGATAGTGCAGCCCGACTGACAATCCAAGCCGATGGTCAGCATAACTGGGGCGATGGCGCCGGCGGAAATGCGGTGAATCTTTACCGATCAACCGCCCGTCTGGCGACAGACAACAACTTCGCCGTCAACTCAGCGGGTAAGGGACTCCAGGTCAAAGAAGGCTCGAATGCCAAGATGGGTACTTCGGTACTCGTCGGTGGAACTGTGACAGTAAGCAACACTTCTGTCACTGCCAGCTCCAGGATATTCGCCTTCTGCAACACTCCAGGTGGTACCCCGGGATTCCTGCGAATCAGCGCCAGGTCCGCCGGCACCAACTTCACGATCCTCTCCTCGAGCGGCACCGACACCTCTACAGTCGCTTGGATCATCTACGAACCCGCGTGAATAGGAGGGAGCCCGATGATATCCTTTACGTCAAAAGGCTCCTGGAAGAAGTCTGAGGCGTTCCTTCTGGCCATGCAGAAGCTGAACATTATGGCGATCCTGAACAAGCACGGTGCGGCGGGGGTGGCTGCTCTGCAGGGAGTCACCCCTCAAGACACTGGTGCTGCGTCTCAGTCCTGGTACTACAAGGTTGAGCACAAAGGGTCGTCATATTCCATCTTCTGGGGGAACACCGACGTCGAAGGTGGCTTTCCTGTCCTAATCATGCTCCAGTTCGGACACGCGACCGGGACCGGTGGCTACGTGCAGGGCTACGACTTCATCAACCCAGCGATCAGGCCCATATTTGACCGGATCGAAGCCGACGTGAGAAAGGCGGTGACCTCCGCATGAGCAGTATCGACGATCGCGTAGTCGGAATGAAATTCGATAACGCGCAATTCGAGGCGGGTGTGAAGCAGACGCTCGCATCTCTGCAGGCTTTGAACAAGAGCCTGATGATGGAGGGCGCCACCAAGGGCTTCAGCGAAGTTTCGGCGGCTGCTCAGCACGTTCAGCTGGGTCATATTGCCGAGAGTGTGGACAACATCGCTAGCAAGTTCAAGGCGATGTCGGTCATCGCGATTTCTGCTCTCGCGACGATTGCTAGTCAGGCAGCAATGGCTGGTCTGTCCATCGGCAAGTCGCTGACCGTCGATCCGATCAACGCCGGTCTGCAGGAGTATCAGACCAACATCAACTCGATCCAGACGATTCTGTCCAACACCCGTTGGCAGAACACTGGTCTGACCGAGGTGAACAAGGCTCTGGACGAGCTGAATCACTACTCCGATCTGACGATCTACAACTTCAGCCAGATGGCTCGTAACATTGGTACATTCACTGCAGCAGGTGTCAGCCTGGAGACGGCAACCGGTGCCATCAAGGGTATTGCGAACCTCGCCGCGGTTTCTGGTTCAAACGCCGAGCAGGCGTCGATGGCCATGTATCAGTTGTCTCAGGCGCTGGCTACCGGAACAGTTAAGCTGATCGACTGGAACTCGGTCGTGAACGCCGGCATGGGTGGTAAGGTCTTCCAGGACGCCCTGATGGACACCGCTCGAGTGCATGGTGTGGCGATCGACAAGATGCTCAAGGACGCGGGAAGCTTCCGCGCCACCCTGGAGCAGGGGTGGTTGTCTGCCGATATTCTGACGGAGACCCTGTCGCACTTCACAGGTGACCTGACGGAGCAGCAGATCATATCCATGGGCTACACCCAAGAGCAGGCCGCAGCGATTGTGGCGATGGGTACAGATGCTCAGAACGCGGCGACTAAGGTCAAGACCATTTCTCAGCTGCTCAATACGCTGCAGGAAGCCGCGGGATCTGGCTGGGCTAAGACCTGGCAGCTCATATTTGGTGACTTCGAGGAAGCTCGGACGTTCTTCACCCAAGCCAACAACGCCTTGAGTGAGATAATCCAGACCTCAGCGGACGCTCGGAATTCTCTGCTGACCGACTGGAAGGCGATGGGTGGCCGGACTGAGCTGATCGATGCTATTCGATTCGCGTTCGCCGACCTTCGCGAGGTCATGTTCGTCGTTGGCAAGGCATGGCGCGATGTGTTCCCCGCCATGACAGCCAAGAACTTGTACGACATCACCCATGCGATCAAAGAGTTCTTCATTTCAATGCGCATGGGTGAAGACACGATGGTCAACCTGCGTCGAACCCTTGCAGGCTTGTTCTCTATCCTCGGTATCGGCTGGGATATTCTGAAGCAGGTCGCTCGGGTGTTGTTCGACTTGTTCGGCATGCTCGACGGTGGTACCAGCAGCATCCTTGAGACGACAGCTAGCGTCGGCGATTTCCTTGTAGCTCTGCGCAAGGCGATCAACGAGGGCGACGGACTGACCAAGTTCTTCGACGGGATCAAGCGAGTTCTGACCCCAGTCGTTGTTCTGATCAACCTGGTAGCCAAGGCTATCGCCGATCTGTTCACCGGTTTCAAGCCTGGCGGAACGGCGCAAGCGATCGTCGAGCAGTTCTCCAAGATGGAGAACGTCATGAAGCCCTTGAGTCGTGAGGGTGAACTCCTTCTTGGGGTCTGGAAGAAGCTGGTCCAGATCTTCAACAAGACCATGGATGCTCTCGGACCGATCGGGGACGCGCTCGAGTGGGTTGCCAACCGAGTCGCTGGGTTTGTCAAGGCGATGACGCTCGATGATATTCTCCACACCCTGAACACGGGTGCACTAATCGCGTTCGTGGTCGTCCTTCGCAATACTTTCGGCCGGGGTGGAATTACAGGCATATTCTCGGAGCTCACCAGCGTTCTGAGCGCAATGCAGACCACGCTCCAGGCGACCACTCTGCTCGAGATCGCTCTCGCTATCGGTGTGCTGGCCATCGCCGTGTCGGTTCTGTCCAAGATAGACGCGACTGATCTGACCAACACCCTGTCCGCTATCGCCATCATGTTCACGCAGCTTCTGGCTGCTCTGGCCGTGATGACGCGGATGCCTGATACGAACGTCCTCAAGCTGTACGTGACCGCCGCTGCCTTGGTTGTTCTGGCTCTGGCCATCGACGCCTTGGTAGTCGCAGTTAAGATGTTGTCGGGCCTGGACTGGGAGGAACTCTCCAAGGGTCTGGTCGGGACGGCGGCCTTGCTTGGCGCTGTCGTGGCCGCGGCCAACTTCATCCCCGAGAGTGCGAAGCTCATATCTGCCGGTGTCGGGATGGTCATCCTGGCTGCTGCAGTAAAGATTCTGGCTTCAGCCCTCAAGGACTTGTCGGGATTGGACTGGCAAGAACTAGCCAAGGGTCTTACCGGAGTCGCTGGCCTGGTTGCTTCCTTGGCTCTGTTCTCCAAGTTCGCTGAAGCCAACACGACCGGTCTCCTTGCGGGCGCAGGCCTCGTCCTGCTGGCAACGGCCATCAAGATCCTGGCCAGTGCCATCATCGACGTGTCCGGCGTCTCGTGGGAGAATATTGGTAAGGGGATGACTGTCATTGCTGGCAGTTTGATCCTTATGGGTATCGCTATATCCTCCATCCCGCCCACAGCACCATCAGCGGCGGTTGGTGTTCTTCTGGTGGCCTCGGCTATCCTGATTCTTGCCAACGTAATGAAGAGTATGCAGGACATATCCTGGGGCAACGTAGCCCAGGGTATGGTGGTGATCGCAGCAAGCCTGGTCTTGATCGGTGCTGCTCTGGTCATCATATCCGACGCTGCTCCTCATGCCATTCTGTCGGCCGGTGCGATCCTTGTGGTCGCCATCGCGATGGGCATATTGGCTGATGCCATGGAACAGATGGGCGGGATGAGTTGGGAGGAGATCGCCAAGGGTTTGATTGTCCTGGGCGCCTCGCTCGGCATCATCGTCACCGCTTTGCTTCTCATGCCGTCAGCTCTACCGGGGGCGTTCGCTCTCTTGGTGGTCTCTGGTGCTCTGGTTATTCTGGCTAGCGTTCTCAAGACGCTTGGCGGGATGAGCTGGGGCGAGATTGCCAAGGGACTGGGCGCGCTTGCTCTGGCGTTCACGGTTCTGGGTGTGGCAGGTCTCCTGCTCACTCCGGTTATTCCGTCTATGATTGGCCTCGGCGTTGCCTTAGCTCTGATCGGCGGCGCATTGGCTCTCGTCGGTGCGGGCGTATTCTTGTTCGCGGCCGGTCTGCAGATCCTGAGTCTGATCGGTCCTGGCGCGGCGGAGTCTATAAAGCAACTCCTGGGCGCACTGCTAGGCCTTATTCCTGTCATCATGGAGCAGGCCGGCGTAGTGCTGTTCATGCTGATCGATATTCTTAAGAAGGCTGTCCCCCAGATCATCGATCTCTTGATTGACCTTCTGATCCAGCTACTCGACGGAATCGATCGGATGGCACCGTCGCTCTTCAAGGCGCTAGGTACCCTGCTCGACCTCCTCATCGATCTGCTGGAAAAGGCGATCCCGAGAATGGCCGAAGCGGGTCTTCATATTCTCCTCGGCATCCTCGAGGGAATCCGTGACAACATCTACCAGATTGTCACTGTCGCGGGTGACATCATCGAAGAGTTCCTTCGGGGAGTCAGCGATGAACTACCAGACATCATTGAGTCCGGAGTGCAGCTTATTCTGGCCTTCATCCGAGGTCTGACAGACGCGATTGACAAGCACGCTGTGGAACTCGGTGAGGCTGGTGGCGACCTCGCGGTGGCCATCATTGAAGGTATGGCGAAGGGCCTTTGGGCTGGCACCAGCAAGGTGGGCGACGCAGCTCGTGGGGTGGCGAAGAGCGCGCTCAACGCAGCCCTCGGGTTCCTCGGCATATCCTCGCCCTCTAAGGCGTTCCAGGAAGTGGGTCAGTTCTCCGGTGAGGGTATGGCTCTTGGCTTCAGGAAGAGCTCTGTGATCGTTATTCGATCCGTCGAGGAGCTCGGCCAGATGGCTGTCGACTCGATGAACGACGCCCTCAAGGGGGTTCTGGATTGGACCAAGACAGAGATCGACACGCGTCCTGTCATCAGTCCGATCCTAGACCTGACCAACGCCAGGAAGAGCGCAACGCAACTAAGCGGTCTCTTGGCGACTCAACCCATCAAGGTTGGCACTTCATATTCTACGGCCCAGCAAGTCTCCCAAGGGATCAAGGATCAAGCTGATCCCACTGAGAGAGGAACTCAGGCCCCAACCACAACCTTCAACTACACCCAGAACAACACTTCGCCGGTACCTCTGTCTGCGGCGACCATCTACCGTCAGACTAAGAACCAGCTCTCGACCGTGAAGGGAGTCCTGCCCTAATGCTTACCAAGGTGGAAGCTAGGAACCCAGCAGGGACCCTGGTCACCCTCGAGTTGAGTGACTTCACTGACGGATTCGCCATTCACGATATTGGCGGCCTCGGTCCGGTCAAGGCAACACTCACCTCATCCTCATTCGCTGGCGCGCCGGGAGCTCAGTTTCTCTCGGCGCATCGCGAGGAACGTAACATCACCTTCCAGATTGGTCTGGAACCGGACTATGTTGATTCATCGGTGAAGAGCTTGAGGACGATTTTGTACGACGTCTTCATGCCGGAGAACCAGGTCGATCTCAGGCTCTTCGACGATGATGGTACGACCGTGGATATTTCGGGAAGAGTAGAGACGTGCGAACCGACTCTATTCACTGATGTTCCGTCGGTCGACATATCTGTGATGTGTTTCGATCCCGACTTCGTTGAGATCGATTCCATCACGGTAGAGGGCGAGACGGTTGAGGATTCGACCACGTTCACGATCACCTACGAGGGCTCGGTGCCGGCCGGGTTCGAGTTCGTACTGAGCGTGGACCGGGTTCTCTCCGACTTCGCCATCTACCACACTCCTCCGGACGGTGTGACGAGAACGATGGACTTCGCCATTGACCTTGTGGCGGACGATATTCTCACGTTCAACACTGGTACCGGGGAGAAGGCAGTGACCCTACTACGCTCAAGCACGCTGAGTTCAGTGCTGTACGCGCTGACGCCCCAGTCTCCCTGGTCTCAGCTCGCTAAGGGGGACAACGTCTTCCGGGTGAGCGCGGAAGGTGATCCTATCCCGTTCACTATCGAGTACACGCCTAGGCACGGAGGACTCTAATGGAGGTGTACATCCTCGACAGTCTCGATCGTCGCGTCGATGTGGCGGACAAGTTTGAATCGCTGATTTGGACCGAGCGCATGGCGGCCTTCGGCGACTTCAAATTTCGTGTCCCCTCAAGCCTTCAGAACCGGACGCGGTTCATCCCTGGGGTAAGGCTTGCCATCAACGGCTCATACCGGTTGATGACGATCGAGACTGTCGAGGATGTCACCGACGACCAGGACCGTCGGCTACTTGAAATCACGGGGTACTCCCTCGAGAAGATCCTGGACGAGCGGCTGGCCGCACCTGCGCTAGGGGCTATCGCCAAGTGGTCCATTATCGACTTCCCAGCCGACATCGCGCGTTACCTGTTCAACTATATTTGTGTCCTGGGAACTCTGGATCCCGGTGACATCATCTCAGGTGTGGTTGAAGGTAACGTGCTTTTCCCGCCAGACACCATCGCTGAGCCAGACACGGAGATCGAGTACATCATCGATCCGATGAGTCTGTACCAGGCGATCAAGAACCTGTGCGACGCGTACAGGATGGGGTTCCGCCTCGTCAAGGATCCACTCACGTCGACGCTATATTTCGACGTGTACATGGGCGCCGACCGTACCACTGCTCAGATCGACCTACCGGCTGTCGTGTTCAGTCCGGACATGGACAACCTGAGCAGCACCAAGCAGCTCACGACCACGGCGCTGTACCGTAACGCGGCGTACGTGCTCTCAGCCGTTGGGAGCGAAATTGTATATCCTGATGATGTCGACCCAGACGTCGAGGGCTTTGAACGTCGTGTTCTTTGGGTGGTTGCTTCTGATATTGATGATCCTGATGGTCCCACCGCGTCCGCCCAGATGATCCAACGAGGCAAAGAAGCCCTGGCTCAGGCGCGTAAGTACATGGGGCTGGATGGTGAGCTGACCTCGACTTCTCAGTACGTCTACGGTACGCACTACAACCTGGGCGACCTTGTGGAGATCAGGAACAGCGATGGTCTCGGGACCTACGTCCAAGTCACGGAGCAGATATTTACCAAGGACGCCGAAGGCGAGCGAAGCTTCCCCACCCTTTCCGTGAACGAACTCGTTTACCCAGGATCCTGGTCGAGCATCTCTCCCGCCATCGTGTGGACAGACTACGACGCAGAGGAATGGGCCGACCTGCCTTAGGAGGCACAATGCCTGTTGGTGATGACGCCGCGGCCGCTGGTCTTCCTCTTGTCCCTGACACGGGCGAGGAAGGTCGTGTTCGCTACGGCGCTCGAGAGATCAACCGCACTCGAGACGAGGTGGCACAGACACGTTCTCAGATTCCCACGGGAAAAGCCGGGTATCGGACAGCGTCCGGTATTTCTTCGGGGACAGCGGACCCGGCTGGTGGGTCTGACGGAGACATCTACTTCAAGATCGTGACGTAAGGAGGTGACCCATGACGACCCGATTGACTGGAAACGTTGTTGCCGACGGATCAGAGTACAGCTATCTTGACTGGGCTGTGACAACCCAGGAGGTCGAGAACAATCGCTCCCTGATCAGCTGGGTCGTCGGCTGGCATTTCGTCACGTACGGGTGTCGTGGTCTTAGGAACGCGGACGGAACTGTACAGGGAAGCCTTGTATATTCTGACCATGCTGGTGGAGACCACGTACACCCATTCAACGGCGCTCACAACCACCTGTCCGGTGGGGGTGATCTGCCAGTACAGGCGAGTGAGATTTGGGTATCGCACAACGAAGATGGTACTCAGACTCTTACTGCGGCCGTGAACATCACCGGCTTCTCTGGACAGGTCTCGAGTGGTTCGGGTTCTTGGGCCTTGCCGACGATCGCTAGGTTCACCAGCGCGCCTAGTACTCCAGTCATATCTGAGGTGACTGACGAGTCGTTCCGGGCAGTCTTCACGGATGGTACGGGCGGCGCTGTACCGATCGACGATCGGGAGCTTGGGTGGAGCGAGACCAACGAACTTCCCCCAGAATTCACAATGAGCTCAGATGGTGACGACGTGATCGGTGGGCTCTTCACAGGGTCCACATATTTCGTCT